AAGGGTAACCATGAGAATCGACTCACAAGGGCTGTTAACAACAATCCTATGCTTGAAGGGCTACTGACCTATGATGACTTAGACTTGAAAGATTGGGAAGTACATGAATTCTTACATCCTGTTTTTATCAATGGTGTGGGTTTTAGTCACTTTTGGCCTGTTGGCGCTATGGGACGCCCTGCTGCTTCACCTGCCGCTATTATTAGCAAGCTTCACATGTCTTGTATCGCTGGTCATCAACAAGGTAAGCAAGTAGCTTATGGCAAACGTGCAGACGGTAAACCTATCTGTGCTATCGTGGCTGGCTCTTACTACCTTCACGATGAAGATTATATGGACAAGTTGAGCAATCGACATTGGCGTGGTCTTCTCATCATGAATGAGGTAGATGACGGACACTTTGATGAGCTTTTCTTATCCATTGAATACCTACAACGAAAGTACTCATAATATGAAACCAACAATCCGAGAAGTGGAAGAGTATATGGCCTCGTTATCTATTCCTGAAGAAGTGAGTACTAAAGGACTCAAGTATGATTCAGGTAAATTAAATTGGAGTTTAATGCCCTTCGGGGCTTTACAAGAGGTAGTAAAAGTGCTAGAATTCGGGTCCAAAAAATACGCCCCGAACAACTGGCAGTATGTGGATAACGCTGATGAGAGGTACTGGAATGCAGCAATGCGTCACCTAATCGCTTATAAGACTGAATCCGCTAACGACAGTGAAACGGGGCTTTCGCATCTGGCACACGCTATTTGCTGTATGCTTTTCCTTCAACACCTTAACAGTGAGAATAACTAAATGAATATGACTCCGTACCAAACGTACATCGCAAAAAGCCGTTACAGCCGCTACTTGGACGATAAAGGTCGTCGTGAGCATTGGAACGAGACAGTCTCTCGCTACTTTGACTTCATGGAGAGTCACCTAAGTGACAAACATAACTACACCTTGACACCTGAGCTTCGTGGTCGTCTTGAGACAGCAGTGATGAACCTTGACGTTATGCCTTCTATGCGCTCTCTGATGACCGCAGGTGATGCCCTAGAGCGTCAGAACGTAGCTGGCTATAACTGCTCATTCCTGCCCATTGATGATCCTAAAGCCTTTGATGAGGCTATGTACATTCTCCTGTGTGGTACAGGTGTAGGTTTCTCTGTAGAAAGAAAATATGTCAACCGTTTACCAGAAATCCCTGAAAAGATCTACGAAAGTAACACAACCATCTCGGTTAAGGACTCGAAGGAGGGATGGGCAAAGGCATTGCGTCAACTTATCGCGTTACTCTACTCTGGTGAAGCGCCTAAGTGGGACGTCTCCGGTGTACGCCCTCAGGGTGCTCGACTCAAAACCTTTGGTGGACGTGCGTCCGGGCCAGGCCCTCTTGTTGAACTCTTCCAATACGTTACCAATAAGTTTAAATCGGCCCAAGGACGAAAACTCCATTCTATTGAGTGTCATGACTTACTTTGCAAAATTGGTGAAGTAGTTGTCGTTGGTGGAGTTCGTCGCTCAGCCATGATTTCCCTATCTGACTTGGATGATGACCGTATGGCTCACGCTAAGGCAGGTAACTGGTGGGACGGTAATGGTCAACGTGCCTTGGCTAACAACTCAGCCGTGTATGACGTGAAGCCTGACGTGGGTCAGTTCATGCGTGAATGGAGCAACATCTATGAATCACACTCAGGTGAACGAGGTATCTTTAACCGCTATGCTTCAGAGATTCAAGCGTCTAAGAATGGTCGTCGTGTATTGGGTAAAGAGTGGGGCACTAACCCTTGCTCTGAGATTATTCTCCGTCCTTATCAGTTCTGCAACCTCAGCTCAGTTATTGTTCGTGCGGATGACGATGTGGAGTCTCTCAAAGAGAAAGTCGCTATTGCAACGATCCTTGGCACTTTCCAATCGACGTTAACTAACTTCCCGTACCTGCGTAAGGTGTGGCAGACTAACACTGAGGAAGAGCGTTTGTTGGGTGTCTCCATGACAGGTATCCTAGACAATACTTTGCTCAACAACGCCTACGATAAAGGCTTACCTGCCCGTTTAGAGGAGTTGAAGAATGTTGCTGTGGATACTAATAAGCACCTTGCTGCTGAACTTGGCATCAATGCTTCTGCTGCGATCACGTGTGTCAAGCCTGAGGGAACTGTTAGTCAGCTCACTGGTACTGCTAGCGGCATTCATCCTCAACATAGTGCTTATTTCATTCGTCGTGTCCGTAGCGATGCCAAAGATCCGCTTACTTCTTTCTTGAAGGACTCTGGTTTCCCGTGGGAGCCTTGTGTTATGAAGCCTGAGTCAACTGTGATCTTTAGCTTCCCCATGAAGACACCATCAGGTGCTCGTCTACGTGAAGACTTGTCAGCTTTGGAACATTTGGACCTGTGGTTGACGTTCCAGCGTCATTGGTGTGAGCATAAGCCTTCAGTGACTATCTCTGTGAATGAGAATGAATGGCCTAAGGTAGGCGCTTGGACTTGGGAGAACTTCGATGAGATCACTGGCGTATCGTACTTACCGATGGATGGTGGAACTTATCGTCAAGCTCCCTATGAATCCATTGACGAAAACACTTATAGCAGTCTCCTTTCTGCTATGCCTCAAAGCATTGATTGGGAACAAATGAGAGAGGTGACTGATAATGTGGAAGGAGCTCAGACCCTCTCATGCACTGCTGGCGGTTGCGAGATCTAATCATGAAGACCATCGTATACACTAAAGACAACTGTCCAGCGTGTGTGCAACTGAAGGCAAAGTTGACCTCGGAAGGGGTTGACTTTGTTGAGGTTCACTTAGGCAAGGATATGACCATTGAAGCCTTTAAGGAGAAGTTCCCTACTGTGCGTTCAGTACCTCACATGATCTACTCAAAGGATGAAACATGGTAACATTACCTTCAAATGTCCTTATCACGTTAAAATGTACGGACTATTTGATTGAACATCAGGTTTTAGTGGCTCCTTGTAACATTTACGCTGCTCTAGGTATGATCTTTAATGATGGTACTTCTAACAGCACTAAATGGACTATTACAATAGAGCCTTCAGGTATTGAGTATTTTGAAGGAGTGGAATAATGGTAATCGACTTCTCATGGGCAGGAGGCTTTGTTGTAGGTTTACAACACAATGATGAAGCAGTTGTGGAGACTGATGAGGATGAATATCAGTTCTGTAGCTGTGTCATGATCCACTTAGGATTCTTCACCATCTCTCTACTTTTCGTGTAGTAGAAACAAAGAAGCCCCTCACGGGGCTTTCTCTTTAGGCTTTATGGTACTGTTCTTCCGTCAAGATACCAGCTTTATACTTGTTCTCAGGACGGTAGATAGTTAGCTCTTGTTGCCTCATCTCAGGGGCAAAGGAGATGTGCATCCAACGACCAAACTCATGGATCATCTGGTCAAACTTGATACCTGCCTTCTGTACTTCTTGGCACAGTTGGAGAGGAGTCAGTTTAGAGCTAGATACGTCGATAGCCCAACCATCCATGTGAGAAGAGACTTTAGAGCCTCCAACAGCCACGTTAACAGCTGGTAGACGCAACCAAGAGTTGATCTTCAATGGACCAGTAACAGCACGTAGCTGCTCTAGCTTTTGAGCTGCAACCTTCATGTTCTCTAGCTGAGTAGCAGAGGGTTGATTGTCGATGCCTTGACGTACAGCTGTCTCACTGTAAGTAGCCTCTTCGAGGGTAAAGTGTTCACTGAGGTTCATAGCTTATTCTCCTTCTTTAGTGGGGGCTGGTGAGCTTTTACGACCTGAGATAGCACCCATAGCACCAACGCCCATGAAGGCAATAGCTTTGAGGATCTCAAGGAATACAGCGTCGATAGGGGCTAAGTCACCTGTCTGCTCTTCAAAGCCGATGAGCCACAGTACACCGAAGGCAATAATCATTACCATACAAGTGATAGAACGAACGACAAAAGCCCATGTACGGATTTCAATCTCTTGTTCTGTTAGTGGTGGTTTGTTAATCCACTGTTGAATTAGTTCTTTCATTTCTTGCTTACCTTATCAGCTAATTTTTCCATTGTCCTGCCACCGAAGTAGAAAGACATCACGAGCATTCCCCACTGACCTAAGAGTTCCACATAAGCACCTCTAGTCTCATATTCAAAGATAGAAGCGATAGC